AATACAGCGACAGGTGCTATGATGAGGCACAAAAAATAACGGGACTTGAAAATCCGAAATCGGTTGTGCAACTAAAGGCGTGGCTTGAAGAAGAAACAGGGCAGAAAATTGACAGCTTAAACAAGGAAAAATTAAAGGAGCTTATAGCTGATGAAAGCATATCACTAAAGGCGAAAAGAGTGATATATCTGCGTTCAATGATGGCGAAAACGTCTGTAACAAAGTACGAGGCAATGGAGCGGAGCGTCTGCGATGACGGACGAATAAGAGGACTCTTGCAGTTTTACGGCGCAAACCGTACAGGACGTTGGGCAGGAAGAATTGTACAGGTGCAGAACCTACCGCAAAACCATTTGAAAGATATTGATTACGCAAGAGAATGTGTGGAAAACGGCGATTTTGAACTGTTTGAAATGCTTTACGGAAATGTTCCGCAAACGCTGTCGGAGCTTATACGAACAGCACTTGTACCGAGTGAGGACAGGCGATTTATAGTAGCGGACTTTTCGGCGATTGAGGCAAGAGTTATCGCATATCTTGCAGACGAAAAATGGCGACTTGAGGTATTTAAAACTCACGGAAAAATATACGAGGCATCGGCAAGTCAGATGTTCCATGTTCCGATTGAAAGTATTCACAAAGGCGATCCGCTACGTCAAAAAGGCAAGATTGCCGAACTTGCACTCGGTTACGGCGGAAGTGTCGGAGCTATGGTGAGTATGGGTGCTTTGAAAATGGGTATTGACGAAGAAGAACTTCAAGGTATCGTGGATAAGTGGCGGAATTCAAATCCTGCCATAACGGCATTTTGGCGAACGGTCGAGAATGCGGCGATTAAGGCGGTTGAGGGTTATCCAAGCAAGATTAGACACGATATTTCTTTTTATAAACAGTCGAATATTCTTTTTATCGGTTTGCCGTCAGGTAGAAAAATTGCGTACGTTAAGCCGAAAATCGAAGTAAACAGATTTGGAAAAAAAGCCGTTACATATATGGGTATGAATCAGACAACAAAAACTTGGAGCAGACTTGAAACATGGGGCGGTAAGCTTGTTGAAAACATAGTACAGGCGTTTGCGAGGGATTGCTTGGCTGAAAGCATAATTCGGCTTGAGGACAGAGGTTTTAAGATTAATTTCCACGTTCACGATGAGGTTATAGTCGACGTTCCGAAAGGCGTGTCGAGTGCAGAGGAGTTGGCGGCGATAATGTGTGAGCCGATTGAATGGGCGAAAGGACTTCCGCTTAATGCGGACGGATACGAATGTAATTTTTATATGAAAGATTAGGGGGTGTTATAAATTGGATTTAGTAATTGCTACGGGACAAAGCAGAAAATCAAAACTATGGAAAAATACAAAAATGTCGTGGGGAGATTTTGTCGAAAGGCTGAAAACGACAACAAGGACGAGCGAAACGCAAGGCGAATTTGCAAATATGCCGAAGTCACAACAGGATGATATAAAGGACGTCGGCGGTTTTGTGGGCGGTAAGGTGAAAAACGGCAAGCGACAGTCGGGAAGTATCGAAAACAGAATTTTGCTTACGCTTGACGCAGACTTTGCCGACAGTGATTTTTGCGATAATATTTCAATGTTTTACGACTTTACATACTGCATTTACTCAACGCACAAGCACACAGCCGAGAAACCGAGATTTCGTTTGGTGATACTTATGTCAAGACCTTGTACGCCGGATGAATACGAAGCTGTTGCAAGAATGGTGGCTTATGATATTGGTATTGATATGTTTGACGACACAACGTATCAGCCGCACCGTTTAATGTATTGGCCGAGTACGAGCATTGACGGCGAGTATGTGTTTGAACACGAGGAAAATAAACCGCTTGACGTTGACAAGGTGCTTGCAAAATATGAAGATTGGCACGACGTATCGAGTTGGTACGTTTCGTCAAGAACAACAAAGGCGTTGGACAGACAGGTAAAAAAACAAGAGGATCCAACGCTTAAAAAAGGTGTTATCGGTGCATTTTGCAGAACTTACGATATACATTTGTGCATAGAAAAATACCTTTCGGACGTGTACGAAAAGTGTGCCGTAGGCGACAGATACACGTACAAGGACGGCTCAAGTTCAAGTGGACTTGTCGTGTATGAGAACGGCAAATTTGCGTATTCAAACCACGCAACAGACCCTGCAAGCGGTAAGTTATGCAACAGTTTTGACCTTGTTCGTATTCATAAATTCGGTGATACGGACGCAGACGCAAAGGACGGTACACCTGTATCGAAACTGCCGTCATATTCGGCAATGTGCAAGCTTATAGACGGTGACAGTGATGTTTCAATGCTTATGTTTAAGGAACGTCAAAAGAAAGCGGCAGAAGATTTCGGCGGTATCGAAAACGAGGAAACGGACGATATGCAGTGGGCGTTAAAGTTGGAGAAAAACGAAAATACAGGCGCTTACGAAAAAACTCTTAACAATATTATTCTTATAATTGAGAATGATTCGCATTTAAAAGGTAAAATCAAAATGAACGATTTTACGGGATACGCGGAGATTGACGGCATTATGCCTTGGGACAAGGACGCACCGGAAAAACGTGTTTGGCAGGATTCCGATACGGACGGATTGCAGTGGTATCTTGAATATGTGTACGGCATTAAAATGGGTAATGATAAGGTTTTCCGTGCGTTGTCGGTGTTTTACAGACGTGTGGCGTATGATCCGATTGTTGAGTATTTGGACGGTCTTGCGTGGGATAATACGGAACGACTTGACACATTGTTTGTCGATTATCTCGGTGCGGCGGATAACGAATATACAAGAGAAGTGACGCGTAAAATGTTCGTCGGAGCGGTCGCGAGAGCATATGAGCCGGGAAGTAAATTCGATAATATGCTTATTCTGTCGGGCAGGCAGGGCATAGGCAAGAGTACGATACTTCGCAAAGTCGGCTTTGACAGGTGGTTTACGGACGGCATAAAGACGTTCGAGGGTAAGGAATTGTGCGAGGTTATACAGGGTAAATGGATTGTAGAGATAAGCGAACTTGAGGCACTGAATAAGTCGGAGGTCGGCAGTGTTAAACAGATACTGTCGCAGACGTCGGACAGATACCGCGCGGCATACGGCAGAATAGTACAGGAACACCCGCG